ATTCCATGTATGACAGTGTATGAACTTACCGTCAATAACAAACCCTGCTCTTACTGAACCTACGCCTAACCACTCAATATCATGAAATAGAATTTGAGATTTTGACAAATCTAAAGTATATCCAGATGGATTTTTATTTGCTGCAGGATTACCTTCTGAACTACCAGGAACATTTGAACCATCAACTCTGTCTATGTTCCAATTGGATTGCGCGACTCTTGTCTCTGTGACTGTACCGCTAGATTTTGAGCGTCTAACAAAATATATGTTATGTCCGTCTTGTTCTAAAAACACACCATTCTCTGTATCGAAATATCCATATCTTTGTCTTAGTCCAGTCTGTGCTGGTGCCATAACAAATGTCTGTAAGATTTGTAATGATTTGCCTGGCTGATAAGCAAATACGCGATTCGATTCACGATAAACATAATTGTTATTTGCAGTTCCTACAGAACATACTACAGACGAAGAATTTGCGTCATGTGTAACAGTCGTGCCTGCAGAATTGGCAGTACCTACTTTTCCATTATCCTGATATCGATGAAACGAATCAAACAGGGTCATAGGCTGTGAAACTCTTGCTCTACCAAAAGCATCAACTGCCATGCCTGATGGATTAGCGGGACCGATAACACTTCCATATTGATCGGCCAACATAACAACTTCAAATATTGTTTTTTCTTGGTTTAAATACTGATTAGTATCTTTACGGAACTGTGCCATAGTCTATTCTTCCTTGCGCTTTTTGCCTATATTGTATTTAGCCACAAGATTCCAATCAATCTTTTCTTTGTGAGAAATAATCTTGATTTGGGATAGTGGGGCTACAGGCACTGCACTTTTGTTTTCATCTACCAGACTTACCAGTTCCCATTCGGCTAGTAGGTTGGCAATAGTATTAAGACGGGCGCGGTCATCTTCTACGAAGTCTGACTGCTTCCCGTCTAATAAAAATAATTGCTTGAAATGAACGATGTAATATCTACCCTGCTTGTGTAGTATGTGACAAGACTGGTATAGTGTTTTATCTTTTTTAGAGGCTACTCCAATGCGTGATAAAGTCTCACGAACTTTTAAAAAGTTGTCTGGACTAGGTAATGTTACCTCCACTAGTTCGTTTATGTCTAACATTCAAACCACCTTTATTTAAACTCTTTTTTATATCTTCAATTTGCGCGGTAGACAATAATGAAAGGGCGTCCTTAGCCTTCTCGTTGGAATAGTTATAATACTCTTTAACAGCATCCAAATTCTCTATAGTATCACGCTTCTGCCATTTCTGGAAAGGCCTTTTATACGCCCGTACAGTATTTAGCAGATAGTGATATTGTAGGAGATTGTCGGTTGATGGGTTCATATTCATCTCATTTGCGGCCATCACCATGTCCAGGTGGAAAGATATGGAACGGTTAACAACGAATGGAACATAGTCCCGCTCGTTTTCAGTGGTGATAACTACCTTCTTAGTCTGTTGGATAGAAGGTATAATGTCTTTAAAAAGATCGAGCATATCAGTCCTTTTTGAGGATAAATTTCTTAAAGTCTACAAAGGCATTAGTCTTGCCCTGTGCTGAAGGTCCACCGGTGTCAGCGAATGTGATATTTGCTTTGGTAATCACATCACCATTTGGTGCAGTAAATAGAATGTTGGCGTTGTTTGTTTCGCCGTTTCTCTTTATTGTAAGAGTAAAGTTCTTTGATAATTGGGAAATCATCTTTTGTAGTTCTTTACTTTTACGAGAAGATATAATCTTCTGCTTACCAGCTTCACCGATAGCAGCATAGAAATCATCTTCGCCATCAAAACCTAGCATACGTAGAACGCGCTCATTCATTTCTTTCTTGTGTTTAGGATAATACTTCTGAAAGATTTTGGCAATGATTTCGATTACATCACCGTGAGTTTTCTTGGCTTTCTTACGAGCATCTTCTTTTGATTTGCCTTTCTTCATTTCCGTACCAATAATATTCTGGTAATCATAAAGCTTTCGAATGTCGTTTTCTGATCCATAGTCTTTGGCAAAACGAGTGATGAACTTTTCAGTACTACCTGAAATATCATCATTAGCATCATAGAACAAAGTTTTAATCAGGCTAATAAAGGTAGAGTTTGAAAGATTGATAGAGGCAGACTTATATGCCTTCAGCGAAGCAACAATTTTATCGACAACAACTTTTTCGGAATCTTTTGTGACAGTTAATACCAAATCCGCTTTAGTAACACCTTTACCGGAATCACCTGTGAGATTGATATCGAATGTAAGAAGAAGAATATCTTCACCTTTAAGAATCACATCTTCAAACATCTGCTTTGCTATAATATTACCAGCAGTTACCATTCTATCTATTTCGGATTGAGAAGCACCGAGATTTTTAACTACCTTCTTCTTAGCCAAGAATTCATCTGTGAGCTTCTTGGCATTTGATCTACCCGATAGACGCAAACCTTTATTCTTGATTAGAGTTGAAAGAGATGAGGCACAGGCAAATTCTGAAAGATATCCCAATCTAGATTTCAAATCTACATCTTCATTTAAACTGGCATTGGGTATATCAATTTTCATAGAGACTGTTTTTCCAAAACCTAATGACGCGAATAACGACTTAAACTTTTCCAATAAAGAACTAAAGAAGTTCGATAGGAAAGATTCGTTTAACTGAGTCTGTTGATATTCTTTATATGTTAGCATATTTGTATTTATATGTCAACGAATTTCATTCGTATTCAAATAGCTTTTCCAAAGTATTTTCATTATCAAAGCAATGATCTTGGATGCGGCGTTCTGAAATATCAACATAATGCTGATCCAGGTCGATACCAACAAACTTCTGACCTTCCTGTAAAGCTGCGATACCAGTTGAACCAGAACCCATAAATGGATCCATAATCAGACCGTTATCAGGCGCATACACGCGGCAGAGATATCGCATTAAAGAAATCGGCTTTGGAGTTGGATGATCATTATACTCACCGCGTTCCTTTCTTGTTACTCTAGGTGCGTAGAAATATTTCTGGTGTTCAGCGTCATCAAAATGGCCGATGATGTTTGAAGGATAACGTCCAGTAGGATTAGCATCTTCTGTTTCCTTCACAGCTTGATCGGCGGCTTTAGCTACATCACTACCAAATGCTCGGCGCTTTGATCCGCCCTTAATCCATCCAGTTGGCGGTTTACCATCCCAAGGAATACGCGCACGATCAATATTAATCTTGCCGCAACCCCACTTCTCAAAGTTCTTCTCAATAGAACCCTCAATAGGTTTCTGAGCTACAAAGATTGGTTCATGAGCAGGCTTAAGACGATTAGCTTTTGCCATCTTAGTTGTGATCATCCAAACAATCATGTCAAGAGGACGAAAGCCAGCATCTTCAACATTAACTGCCATTCGGTGATAAAATTCAGGAGCACAAAATGACAAGACAAAAGCACCAGGCTTCAATACTCTATTGACTTCTTTCCAAGTCTCAACAGGAGGAACATTATGATCCCAACCAACACCAGCAATTTCCATACCATAAGGCGGATCAGTAATACAAGCATCAATAGAATTTGGTTCCATTGATTTCATAGCTGCGACATTGTTAGAGCAAATAAGTTTGTAGTTAGACATATTCACAATCCACCATCAGTTCGGTCAAACAAGCAACTAGATTGATTTCTTGATCAGCAACAAACGCAGCTTGATACTGATACTTCGATATGATCACAACAGCTTGCGGAATACTCTCAGGCTTAAAGTACTCATACAAGCTATCATATACCTTACGATAGATACGTGCGGGTTCAATGTCAGAATTGGCTACACACCACTTTCGCATATCACCAAAGTTCTTCTCTTTCAGAAACTTAACCAGCTCGGAAATTTTACGAACATCTGTGAGTTGTGCAACGATGCCTGCATCCAAAATGCCAGAAGAACTATAACGCTGTAGCTCATTAAGAGTACGGCGATAGTCAGGGAAGTACTTTTCGATAATCTTCGCAAGAACCGCTTTATCATAAGTAATACCCTCTAGTGTTAGAACGTTTTCCATGCGCTTCATCAACTGCATGGCCATCTTTGCTTTCTCATCATTCTTCAAAGCAAAGTCAATGACCGAACAACGAGAATGAAGAGCATCAATCAGCTTAGACTTGAAGTTACAAGTGAAGATGAATGTACAGTTCTTGGCAAACTCTTCGATAGCACCACGCATAGCTGCTTGGGCATCTGGAGTCATATAGTCTGCTTCGTCTAGAATGATAACTTTCTTACCACCAGTCAGAGACACAGTGGAAGCATAACCACGAATGGTGGTTCGCAACATATCAATACCACGATTTTCAGAGGCATTGATATACAGATGATTGATTCCAATCTCATCACACATTGCTTTCGCTACGGTTGTCTTACCGACACCCGCAGAACCAGTCAACATGAGATTTGGAATTTCTTGCTTCTCTACATATTCCTGAAACGGCTTCTTTAAGCGATCAGGAAGAATACAATCTTCAATAGTCTTCGGGCGGTACTTCTCGACCCACAGGAAGGATTCGTTCGTCAATTTCATTCACCATTTTCTGAATTAGGAATTTAGCGCCTTCACCACCAAGTTGCTGAATATAAATCATCTTGGCAGTTATCATCATGCTGGAAGCCAACATCAATACATCTTCTGCATTATCGCACATCATGATCTGCCTGTCAATAGGCCTCATGAGTTCTTCCATTCTTGCGATCACATCTTTTGCCACTATGTTTTCCTTTTTGTGTTGCATAAAGTTCCTAACAAATAGGCAAGATTCTCATCTAGAGTCTCTACATGTTCTTCTGGAATATCAAAAGTTATTTCATTATGAAGAACAAACTTTATACATAGATCGTCTCTAGTTCCACCCATCAGTCTATATTTTCTACCACCAGGATGAGTGCCTGAATTCTTAATCTTATCCTGCATATCACATAATTCAATGCCAAATCTCCAAACTCTTGCGTATATCGATTCGTTTGTATACCCAGCATAGATTGACTGCTCAAGACCTAAAAAAAGATTTCTCTTATAGATTATATAATAGCCCTTCTTTTCACATACGGGAATAAGATTTTCCCCGTCATAAACTCTAACAGCAAATCTATTATCAATATAATCTGGAAGAAGTTTAAGTTGATAGTACGGCTTATCAGTGCCAAGAGCAATCAGTTTCTTGGCATAATAAGTAGCATCAAAAATATAATCGCCATATAAATCGATTGCCATTACTTCGACTTTCTCCATTTGAAACCAAAGCAAAGTTCTTGCATTTTCCGATGGAACCAATTGGGCTCATTACCCTCTGAAGGATTATAAACAGCACCATTTGGACCACCGATAAGAGTGCATTGCCAATCAGACGGTTTCGGCATACTGCTAACAGCAATAGAATAACTGCTATTAGCATCAGCGACATAATCCGAAGGCTTATAACTATAACCAACCATTACTTCATCACGGCGTCATAGAATTCTTCGAACTGACGGTTCTCTTCCTGCTCTTCGTTATAGTTGGACTTGAAGTAGGCTTTGGCCATACGGCGAATGATCTTCTTGTCTACGCCTGTCTTATCGACTACGCTTTCCAATGCGCTCTTCTGGAAGTCACGCTCAGAGGCTACCCGCGTCATGCTATCGTTCATTTCACGAATAGCATTCTTCAGGTCTGTCTTCTGAGTTTCAGTGAGAGAATTGATACTCACGAAAGGCTTATTGTGTCCGATACCAGCCATATTACTTTGTCTCCAATGCGATGAAATACTTGATCTTGTCCTTGAATACGCCACTTGTAGCAGTAAACTTGGCAAAAGCACCAAGCTGGATTTCTACATCATAGTCACCAGGAACAAGCTTGATGTTCTCTACCTTGAACGATGCAATGAAATCAGCACCCTTATAATCATTCAACTTGAATGAAGCAGAGTTTGAAGTATCATTTGCTTTCTCATGTGTCTGCAAGCGGATCTCTCCATTCTTACCAACAACTGAAAGATGGGTAAGATTGTTCATTGATGCTAGACGAAGAAGCTTTGATAGAATAGCATTCGTCAAAGCGAAGCTAACATCAGTTTGCTTCAACTTCAATTCCTTATCAGGAGGAGAAACGATAAGGTTAGGCGAACATGAATAATAGTTGAAAGCAATATCGCCATCATTCATCATAACAGCATTTTCTGTGAAGCTCAGATCAGGATTTCCAAGAGTAGATACATTACCTAGGAACTGATTAAGATCATAGATGCCGAACTGCCCAGGAATAGCGTCTTCGATTTCGACTTCAACAAGAATGGACTTCTCAGGGGAAATAGTCTTCTGGACATTTCCCTTCTGCAAGACAAGTCCGGAATTGATTGCAGAAAAGTTCTTCAATACACTTAGGGTGTTTTCACTAATCTTCATAATATAATCTCCAGTGTTTTTAGTTTACGCTGCTAGTATAGCAGGCTTTTGCGGGCCTGTAAAGACTTTTAGCATGTGACCGATATCAGCTTCAAGCATAGAAATGCTTCCATTGTTGTCAAGCTGATAGTCCATAATCTGACCTGCCCATGCCCATTCCGAATAGTGGACTTTGTATTGGTCTACCATCGCATCTACGGCAGCCGACTTCCGAGAAATCTGTTCGTGAGTGTCAGCCTTCTTGTTAGCAATGATAGCAGTATCATACCAATCAGGGTCGGGTCCGCGCGTAACACGAACAGCGAAGCCGCCCTTGCTACGCATCCATTCGATTTCATTAGGAAAACGAACATCTGCGATTACCACATTCTGATACATTTCCATCTTACGCTCAAGAGCATAGACCCAAACATCTTTATGGAATACATCACGCCCAGCTTCTGTGCCCATCAACTGTAGAGCAAGACGAGGAGTAATATCTTTGCCAGTCTTCTCAGACCACCATTCGTCCTTAGTTTCACGAAACTTCCTGCTCTCATCTGTATCACCTTCAAGGAGAGACCGCTGCCATCCGAAGATGGCAGCAGTGGCGTCCTTAACAGCATCCGCAAATGAAAGCTTTACGAAGCCGTGTTTCTCAACTAGAATATCAGCAGCAGTTCCTTTACCACTGCCGATAAAACCAATTACACCAATGATCATTTATAGATTTCCTGTATGATTAGCGATTGATTGCATATTGCCTGTGAAGGCATATGTTCCTACATGCTGTGTCTTCATCCATGGACACAACCAAATTTGACCGCCCATCTTTTTCCAATACTGACAGAACATATAATCTTCTGAGAGATAGCGATGAGAAGCCGTCTTCTCTGCTTCCATAAACTTCTTTGCTGCTTCACTTACATCTTCACCATTTGAAGCCTTTAATACAAGGGAGTAAAGATCATCATAAGTATAACCATTATCCATAACAGTATCAAAGTATGCGTGAATATAACGTGTGCCATCAAAATTAGCTTGACCAATATGATCAGGCTTGTAGTTCTGCTTAGGATAAGCTTCTCTAAACTTATCAAAAACTTCTCGCTTGACCATCATGTAGCCGGTTCCAAGTTCAAGAACTTCAAGAGGCTCTCTTACATTAAACTGCTTTGTACCAGGAACAGGATTGAAGACATAATCACCAACAAGACCATCAAGTTCTGCTGGATTAATTGTGGGATTCTTTGCCATAGCAGCAACGATATTTTTCCAGTTAATAGCCTTCTTTGGATAAGGAGCGCCAATAACGTCCTTATCTAAGGCTAACATCGCAAGAATGTCTTGCGGTTCAAAATGAATATCTGAGTCGATAAAGAGTAAGTGTGTATAACCAGAACGCAAGAATTCATCTACGAGATAATTTCTTGCGCGAGTAATTAGGGATTCGTTGAATAGGAATGAAAAACGATTTTCAATTCCATATTGGAAACATTGTGCTTGAAGATCGAGACAAGCTTTCATGTAAAGACCGTGATTGACACCACCATACATCGGTGTGGCAATGAACAACTTGTTCTTTCTTAGGTCTTCAACTTTGATTGATAATTCCATGCGGGTACTCCATAATAAAAAGGGATGCTACGCTTATATATAGCATCCCTTTTTGGACATGTCAATAAAAATTAGGCAGCAAAACGATAAAACATCTTGCGCTTACCGTTAACAGTACGGTAGTTGCTATAGATGCGATGACCTTCAAGGGTGCGTAGATCATACACACGCTTGGAAACGCTGGTCTTAGGAACACCAGTCAGACGGGCAATCTGGGCAACAGTGATGCCAGCACCCTTGGTATTCTGACGGAGAACCTTAGCAACCTTACGAATCTGAGACATTCAATAACTCCATAATAAAATAACCGCTTTGTTGGAACAGACACTATGGCGCGGTTGTCTACCATAGTGTCTGCTATTATACATTAGGCAGAACCTAATGTCAACTCTTTTTAAGTGAAGACCACTTCGTCTTCATTCTTAGACTTATCTTCTTCCTTAGCTTCGGACTTCGGAAGAACCTTTTCGTCCAGCTTGGCGTAGAGGTCAAAGAAGCCAGTCTTGGTATCCACATCAAAGCGGTTGAGACAGAGCTTGATTGCCTTCTCACGATCCTGGCCGAAGATGGCGTAGGCTTCGCAGATATGAACCAGACGGCGAGTGGAGATGATATCGGAGACCGCACCATCGTAGAACGCCTTACGGATCATGTCAGCCCAGTTGACCAGCTTGTCAGCAAAGTCCTTATCTTCAATGCCAGAGGTCTTCAGGACATTGTTGAGGATCTTGGCCTCAGTCTTGGTCGAAGGATATTCCTGCTCAAAAGTGATGCTGAAACGCTCAAGGAAGGCTTCGTTCATCACGTTGGTGCCGATGAAGCGACCATCGTCTGAACCCTTACCCTTGGTGTTAGCCGTAGCAAGGATGTTGAAGCCCGGAGCCGGAGTGACCACACGGTTGATCTTCTTGAGGTAAACGGGCTTACCCTCGAGGATCGGCTGGAGACACATGAGCTTGGCATCACCAAGATCCACTTCGTCCAGAAGCAGGATGGCACCACGCTCCATGGCCACGATAACCGGGCCGTTCTGCCAGACAGTCTTACCGTCCGAGAGGCGGAAACCACCGATGAGATCATCCTCATCCGTTTCCTTGGTGATGTTGGCGCGAACAAGCTCACGACCTTCCTGAGCGCAAATCTGCTCAATCATCATGGTCTTACCGTTACCAGACAGACCGGTGATGTAAGTCGGATAAAACTTACGAGACTTGACAATCATTCGAACATCCGGGAAGTGACCGAAGGGAACATAGCCAGACGCCTTAGTCGGCACCAGATCAATACCACGATTCTCTACCGCGTGAAGCGGAACAACCGCAGCAGCGGCCATCTGCATTTCAGAAACGTTAGCCACCTCGTCCATCGCAACAACGGGAACGCTTGAAGCGATATCGGCCGTCTTGGAAGACTTTACAGCAGTAGCAGGAACATCGGTAAGCGAATACATTCCACGACCGACGCGCACGGCGTCATTCTTGGTCAGCCAGAGCGGATCCTTCAGCTTGTACTTCTTCATAATATGGACAACTTCCGCGCGGGAAATCGTATTGACCTTACCAAGTTCCTTAGCAACAGCGGCAAGGAACGGGGTCTTATCAACAGGGCGCTTAGCCATTAGGTATTTTCCTTTGTGTGTGTTTCGATTATGTGTATATTATATACTAGGAAGAGGTGATTGTCAAGCGGCAATTCGCTTGACAACCTGAGTGAGTAGAACTCGGGAAATCGACTTTTTTTCCGAGAACTTGATGAACGCCGAGGTAAGACCACGGCGAGTGGCATCCTTAGCAACCACAAGATTTCCACTGGAAACGTTGAAGGTCAAGGCATTAATGATATAGTATTCATCATAACCAGCGGAAGTCACACCGAAGAAGCCGTTGTCTTTCCAGCAAGTGGAAGCCTTAGCCCGATGAGCAGCATTTCCATAACCATGGTAGCGGTCATAAACACGCTTGAAACCGTTGGAGTTAATGAAGAAGCCAATCAGATTACAGTCGGTCCGATCCTTCAGGATCTTAAGAAGGATAGGAGTGATGTTATTATTCTGAAACGCATGACTAGAATACTTTAGAGTCGGAAGGTCATAAGTCTTCTTGGTGATATCGTCCTGAATGATAATCTTACGCGGCTTCCAGCCGTAAGGCACACCGCTAATCTGACCAGACATAGGATCGGAATCACCATCAGTAATGAATACCGTATTGACAATCTGTACCTTGGACTTGGCCTTGAAACGATTGACAATTTCCGAAGCAGCCACAATACAAGGATTGAGCGGCGTGGAAGTCAAGTCATCACAAGCCAGACCACCATGTCGGGAAGACATAATAAACAGATGGTACATTGCGTCATTCAACTCCTGAATTTTCATCCGGGACGAAAGCAAGTTTCGCGCAACAAACGGCGAAACGTCAATCTCATTAGTATTCTTGGTAAAGCCGGCTGACAACCGAGTCCGATCATTGTCGCTATAAGAGACACAACGGAAGGCATACACCTCGAACGGGATCTGGACTCGCTTACAGAACATTACCAGTGAAAGCAACTGTCGGACAGTCTTCCGCAGATTTGTATCCATAGAGCTTGACCAGTCAACAAACATGACAAAGCCATGGTTCTTGCCGCTTGCTACCGTAGTGATACGACGGAACAAGTCATCATTGTACCGATAAGAATGGAGCTTGTTAGTGTCAAGCATACCAGTCTTGGCGGTGCTGGTGCGAGAATATTCGTCTGCGGACTTACGCATTTCGAACTCCTTGACCATGAATGAAATGGCCGAGTTTTCGCTGGACTTGAACTGATTGAGTTCCTTGCGAACGGCAAGAAGCCAATCTGGATCAAACCTACGGCGAGCCAGTTCGGCTCGCTGATCATCAAGCACGACCTTGAAGTCATGGACAGTCCGATCATAATCTATGATCTTCGGAAGCTTGGCATAGACATAATCATATTCGGAATCGATGATCAGATCATTCTGCTTTTCCTGCCAAGCCTTTTCAGTCTCGGACTCGGGAACATCATCATTACCATTAGAGGCAGTACCGGCGTTGGACTCGGCGTCTTCCTTCTCACCGTCTTCGGTAGAAGCGGAGCCGTTACGCTCATCCTCGTCCTCGTCCTCGTTGCCGTCTCCATCATCATCCTGAGACATGGACTGGCTGGACTGCGAAGGGTCGGACTCGGCGTCTTCATCATCGCCGAAATCAAAGTCATCACCATCTTCACCGTCTTCGGTATCATCACCGAAGCCAGACTTGGCTTTCATCATGTCCGGGCCGTTGTCTTCTTCCTGCTGATTTTCCATCTGCTGCTTAGACCAGCGATAGATTTCCTCAGTAAGAGCCAGAACCTCTTCAAAGGTCTCGGCCGCTTCAACCTTGCGGAGCATTACCTTCTCTTCAGGAGAGAAGTTGATACCAAGCATAACGCCACCCTTACAGTAAATGTTGAGGCGGTCGATAAAGGACATAGAGTTAACGTCCTTAGTAGCCGTACCGAAAAAGTCCTTTTCGATTAGTTCGGCATAACCCTTGATGTAGTTCCGACGGGCACCAGGGAAGCGGCGCTTCTGGCGCTTGTCAATTCGGGCGTCTTCAATGACATTTACAAAGCCCTTGATAGCACCAAGAGCACGGTTGGAAGTCTCACCGAGACGGGCTGCGATAGCCTTAAGCTGTTCCACAAAGTCTTCACCGGGAGTATCCAGAGCGTGGCCAACCTCATGGACGACCAGCATATCGTAAAGATCATCCGACATTTCACGCCAGACAGGGAGCATTAGGACACGGTTCTTAACATCAAACCAAGCGGTCTTGGCCGATGCGGAATGTTGAACCGTAATGTTTTCCGTAGCCAGCAACTTGGCCAGCTGGGACTTTGCGTTATGATTATGTGAAACTTCCATTGTGTCCTCTTGATTATGGACTTATCTTAAACGAATATGCGGCGATTGTCAATCTGATTTGATATGATCAAAAGTCTTCGGAAAAAGACAGTGAAGCTTCATCTGGGCGCGAAGCGCATAAAGACAAAGCGGATATCGCGCAAACACGGATTGATTTGCGAGGTACTTTTCAAGTTTCAGGATCAATATCATCATGTACTATATATGGGGATGACAAGTCGGTTTTACAAGTGGTCAAAAAGCATACCAGCCATGCGGTGGACACATGGCTGGTGGCTAAGTCATTGATTTTATTGGGTTCGGCTAAGTTCTTGATATCTTTTTGAGAACCATACCGTAGTTATTGACCTTAGGTAACTTTGAAAGATCAACACCAGGTTTCAATCTCAACCGATTATCTTCTGGACCCAAACCGAGATTCCGACGGATCTGTAACTGTTCTGGATTCAGTTCCCGCTCTGGCTTTTGGAAAGGAAGATAATCAACATGGTGATGCCAGCGTCCATATTTCCAAACAAGTTTAGCAACATCGGGATGCATATCGACCAGCATCTGCGATTTATTCACAGTACCAGTCGCATTCATTTGGCCTTCACGCCACTGGCTTTTGTCTAGATTGCCTTCCGCGTGATAGAACTCAGCAGTGTTACCACCCTTCACAGTTTGAGTGGCAGACTTGCCTTGTAAAAATGAGTTGAACTGAATAGTACAGTCACCATCTTTTAGAACCCTTAAGCAAATGTCAGTATCTTCATTATATCTACCACGCCAACGATGCTTACAATCGTTAGAGATGAGTAGAGTGGAATAGATACGAGTATTCGGTGCGAATGGATAGTATGATTGATTCGGTGCAATAAAGAACCGATACTGAAAGCCTGAGATAGGAACATTCTCAAAGCGATCAACAAAGTCTTCTGCGGCCTTGAAGATTACACCAGATTCTACACGAATGCGTTGGTTCTTGTGTAAACGGTAGAAATCTGAAATGTTATCGTCGCATACCCAATGCTTCTCAGCGCCTATTGAAATAGCATGATCCCAACACCAATTACGAGCCCGACCAGGGCCATCGCCGTGGTTGCTGAAAGGGGCAACAAGCAAAGTAACATAATCCCTAATATTGAAATTATCAAGGGCAGCTTCATAAGAACTTTCATCTTGTGGCTCAATTGCTATGTAATGTGGAATCTTCATACGCGCGAGTGAGCGCGAGGTAAACATGCTTTCATGTCTACCTTTAGAAATGATATAAACTGGATGAGTCGGATTCGTCATTCTTCAAACCAACGCTTGAGTGAGTTTTCATCCTTATCAAGATGTGGATACCACATGCTCTTAGTCTTAGGTGTGATATTCTGTTCTTCATCTAGGTTCTTATACTTTGAAACGAATTCATCAAAGTCTTCCTTGCTACGGAAGTGAACATAGATTGTCTTGAATGGAGGATTATCCTTTTGTTCAAACTCAGGCATTCCTACCCAAAGCTTTTCGCGTTCACTTTCATCGTCCTCTTCAATCTCAAAGAGTGCTGCTGGCTTTAATACTTCTTCCTTCTTACCAAGGAAGTTATCGTATTTTCCGGACTCTTTTACCATCATTTCTTTTTCCTTTTTTTTCTCTCTTTTGCTTTTTTTTCAAAAAATTCTCTAACCATTCTTTCATGCTGTTGATCTTTTCTTTCAAGATCCCATTGCTCTTTATGGTCTATTCTTTTGCCGTAATTAAATTTACCGCGTTTTCTACCGCCTTCATATATACCTTTCCAACTCATGTCATCAACCTGCTAAAGTTTCTAATCTTCTCAAATCGATAAGTCTTATCAAACTTATCGGCAATTGTATCCGTCTTGTGCGATATTATAAATGTATTTGTATCATCTGTCAAGGTCTGAATTATCTTTAGGAACTCATCAGTGCCATTTGCATCCAAACTTCCATCTAAGATTTCGTCTAGGATAAGCAAGTTGGTATTGACGGAATTCTTCATCTTGGCAATTGCTCTCCATGTGAACATTAGAGCCAAGTCAATACGGGTCTTCTCACCTTCCGAGAAGTTAGCATAGGAAAACTCATCACGATACCGAGACTTGATTACCTCATTGAAGTTCTCATCAATGTTGAAGTTGACAAAGAAGCCCATACGATCAAGGTATTTGTTTACCAACTTATTGATAATAGGAACGTATTGCTTAATGATCTTGGTCTTGATACCACCATCTTTCAATAGTGCCATCGCAGTATCAATCAATACTTTTTCACTCACATAAAAATTAATTTTATCACCAAGACGATCAATCTCTTTTATTGTCTTAGCCAGTTCTTCTTCACTGTCTCTTACAAAAGTATCGGCGTTCTTGATCTTATCAATGTTATCTTCAATGTTGTTCATTGTGGATACGATATGCATCATTGTCTGTTTCTTAGAGGAGATATCGGCATTGATTGATTGAATGCGTCTTATCTTATTCTCTTTATCATTGATAATTTCTAAGAAGCTATCACCTAATCTTTTTGAAGACTCAATACCATTACTAAAGACTGCAATCGCATCATTCAACTCTTGCCGTCTACCAACTTTGAATGTTTCACTAATTGGTTGATTACAAGTATGGCAATTGTCCTGCGTATCTAGGAACTGAATTTCATATTGCTTTGTTGAAAGCTCATTCTCAAACTTAGAAATGCTTCTAATTTTCTGCTGATACATTTGGCGAAAATCATTCAGATCATTGATTTGATCTTGAAGGTCTTTCTTCTCGTTAGCAATTAGTTCAACAGCAGCAATTATATCTTTTTTCTGTTTACCGAAATCTGATAGTTGTGTTTGTAATTCATCCAAGCGGTCATCATTGTTCTGTCTAAGACTTTTTAGAGTGCGCTCAACATAATCTTTCTTTCCTTCGTTAGACTTCAATGAAGCGCGATTTAGTTCCAAGTTCTCTTTGTTTTCTTGAACACGCTGCTTTACCAGAATATTCATGATAGAAAAGATTTGGATGTCTAGAAGGTCTTCAATGATTGCGCGACGATCAGCAGGAGTCAACTGCATGAACGGAGTGAATGATGCTGAACCAAGAATGACGATTTGGCAAAAAGACTTCATGTTCATCTTGAGAATGAACTTCTCTAGGTATTCTTGATAGTCGCGCGAGGCCGAGTCCTGATTGAGTAGCATACCATCAACATAGATTTCAAAAATGTTTGGCTTGATGCCACGGAAAATCTTATACTTCTTTCCGTAAGCACCAAACTCAATCTCTACTCTACAATCTTTACCATTTACGCTATTGGTAAGCGATGGCTTATTGATCTTACGAAATGGCTTACCAAACAAAACAAAACAAAGCGCGTCGAGAATGGTTGACTTACCATGCCCGTTCGCGCCCATAATCAGATTAGTCTTGTTAGCGTTTAGTTCAATCTCTGTCCACGCATTACCAGTAGATAATAGATTACGCCAACGAATGGTTTCAAATGTTATCACGGTATACCCAATAGTTGCTTGTATTCCATGAGACGATATTCAACATCACCAATCTCAAGGATGATATTCTCTCTACTCTTATCACTCATACCGAAACGCTTGACCTTGCAGAGTTCTTTTGTGAGTTCAGCCATTTCTTCAATCAAACAATCATCTGCTGCGCCAATGTGCTTATAATCAGGGTGCATTATTCTATATTCTCCAACGACAAAGCTTCCGCGTAGATTTCACGCATATAATGTTTCATTTTATCAGGTTCTACAGGCAAAGTCAAGCCTTGAATGTAGTTATCTAGAATGGTAATCGTGTCTTGTGCTTCGTCTACTAAATCATCCACATTGTTATCTATGAAGCTGTTCACATCCTCAACAATAGAAATATCTGCTGGCTGTTCCTTGTATAATTTATCTAACAGCATATCAAAAGCATATGGATTCGTCTTGTTCACACATACAATCTTAACATAACAATCTTTAAATCTGGAATAATCAGTAGCATTGATATTCTCAATGATGTTTGGATTCTTCACATCATCGTAAGCCACCATATGGAAAATACGGAAAGGATTACGATGGAAAACCATATCACGGGTCTCTGTATCAAATACAACGAACCCGCGAGGATCATTATAGTCAGACCATATGTGCTCACACAAAGCACCAATATAGTGAATATTGTCCCGAACACTACGATGATGATAATGGCCAGTAATAACGTGATCAAACCTTCCATAAATTTTGTGATTAGATCCATGATCGGATAACATACCTTTCTGCATTTCAAAGCCATCAAGTTCTAAGTGAGATACACAAACAGAGGCAGTAGACTTCTCTACCGCTTCATAACAATCTTTCTCTGCTTCCTTTGTGATCCATGGAAGTAGAAAGAAATCAAAGCCATCAATCGTAATAGTTGTTGGGCTTGAATATGTGTGAATGTTCTTATAGCGACCAGCAACAAACTCGGTAAGAGAGTTTACGCGATATGTGTCCTTATAGTATTCATCATGATTACCAGCAATGATATGTGTCTCACACAGTTCATTTAGCGGAATAAGAAAATCATGGCGTAGTCTATGCGCGGTATTCACATTGATATACTTGCGCCTGTCTACAAGGTCACCAGCGTGGATCACATGCTTGATATCATTCTCAAGAATGAATGGTATCACAAACTCTTCCATAGTCTTCTCAAAATAATCCAAGAAAACTGGGGAATCATTTCTGACTCCCCAATGAGTATCGGTAAGTATTAGAACTTTAGCCAAGATATTCTCTCCACTCTTCTGCAAACGAACAGTTGATGACATCCTTAAACATAGGAGCAATCTGACTATCACGGAAGCCAGCCAATCCACAACCAACTCGCGTTACAAACCACTTTGTATTAGGCATTGCTTTTGTTACTGAACAAAAGACAGAAACATCAAACTCAATCAGTTTCAAATCTCGCGTGAATAGATTAGCATCCTTAGTCGGAATAGCATAACACTTTCCAGTCAGACCAAGACCTTCACCCCACACAGCACCGAACTTATCGATTGCTACCTTAGCAGCACCAGCACCATGAATGCCAGCTAGATTACTTCCAAATACCCAAATCTCTCCGTTTTGTGGGAGAGTACCATCACGATGAAATTCCATTATGCCTTTTTCTTTCCTTGAGTGTTAGCTATATAAAGTTCATTATCGTACTTTTTTACAGCTTTGTCAAGTGCTTCCTGTATGTTAACTAATCTTTGTCTGTAGTTTTGTCTCAAGTGAACATTTTCCTTCTTATTCAGTAGGCTATTGATCAGGTGTTCAATCTGAAACGGCACTTCGTTGCTCATCTTTTTCTTCCTCATAAAATTTCTGTAAGCCTTCTTTTGTTTGCTTACGCTTTACTTTCTTTTCGTGTTCTCTCTTTTCGAACTTTGCCATGAAGTCATTGATGTTATCATACATCTGAGTTGGCATCAAGTGATTATCATCATTGTCTACAAGAAATCCAGAGTTGCCTGAGTTGACAATACTTTCCTGATAATTCTTATATATGATATATCTGTTCTTCTCTTCTTTTCCTATTCGTCTAAGAAAAGCATAATATATGATTTGTGTGAAATACGCAAATGGATTCTGTCCGATCTCTGGATTGTAATCTTTGAAATACATTATACAGTTTTCAATGCCATCGGATATCATCTCATCACGGTAAGAGTAGTTGATGAACCTTGGCATAGTGGAAAGTTTCTTTGCGATCTTGTAAATACACTCACCAATATACTCTGGTAAACGAGGATCTTGTTTACCTTCTGCTCTTGCTTTCTGGACATTCTCTCTGTATTTTAGAATCTCTTCGTAGAACTTTTTATTGTCTACATAGTGTACTGTAACTTTTTTCATT